CTTCCAAAAATTCAAGACGTTTTGACTCAACTTCTAAATAAGCTATTTGTACAGGCAGCTCATCAATTTTAGATTGAAAATGTTCTTTGTTGTCTTTTGAACTATTTCTGTTATTTACTAATCTTACATATTCGCTATCATTGTCTCTAGCTGTTCTTGCTTCAGCTAGTTCATTCGTTATTTCAGCATACTCAGGAGTATTTTTAGCTACACTCATTGCCGTAGCTGCAACAGCTAAAGAATTTTCAGAAAGTTCTCCCGTAGCTGCCGTGCCTTTAGCAGCTGCTATATCTTCTGCGCTTGCAGTTGCTGCTGTAGCTGTCGGTGCTGCGCTTGTAGTAGCAGCAGCTGTCTGAGTTAATCCAGTTGCATTAGCCGCTGTAGCTGTAACATCTGCATCGCTAGTAGATGCAGTATAGCCAGTAGAAGTCACATCTTCATCTGGACCTACAACTTCGTCAGGTGCTTCTTGTAATTGTGTAACATTCATTGTCGGAGCAGCTACACTAACGTCTGCTACAGTTCCGGCATCATCTAACTCTTCAATAGCGTTATCTGCAGTAATTGTATCGCCCTCTGTAGGCATATCAACAGGGTCATCTACTGTAACATCAGGAGAAACAGGGACGGTCTGAGTTAAGCCTGTAGGCGCTCCTGTTGTGCTCGTGCCTGATACAGTAACACTACTTGTTCTTACTTTAGTCTCATCTTCCGTACTCATATTTCCTCCGATAAACGAATCATAAATGGGTTGTGCTTGTAAATAAAGTTCTTGTGCTTTGTGATAAATAACATTTTGGCGTTGTTCCTTTTTATAATTTTCTATTTGGTCATAACTGGGGTTGTCCGGCAATGCAGCAGGAGGATAGACTCTTTCTGGTACTCTTGGTGGAGCACTCATATTTTGTCCATTAATTATGGGATAATAGTGCTCATAAATATCTTTCATTTTAGCGATATTATCACGATATTCTTGCAGCTCTAAATTATATTTTGTTACAGCTGATGCATATAAAAACTGATTTCCCGGAGTAGGTGCACCCGTCATTACAGGCTCTGTTGGTCTAATTAAAAAGCTATAATCTTCTTCAGGGGTGCTTTCTGGAACTACAATTAAAATATCGTCTACTTCAGGTATTTCTACATTGTCTTCATCTGTAGGCTCTTCAGTTTCTGGGTCTGGCTGCTCGCCACCACCTTCCATATTTTCTATAACTTGCCTTTGGTATTCAGCAGAGCTTAAATCATAAATTGTTTTTTTAATTATATACGCATCATACGAATCTTTTTCTTCTCTCCAGTTTTGTTGTAGTTTAGCTAAACTTAAAGCTTCTTGTGGAGAACTAAATATAGGAAAAGGTCCGGGGTGCTCCATGAGTCCGGGATTTGTTGGAGGTTCTGTAGCAGTACCTGCAAAAATAGCGTCCCTTTCAGCATAATATAGTTTTAAATCGTCTATGTGTTCTTGATACTTTGCATTTTTTGCTACAATAAACGGACGAGCGTTGATTGGATAGAAATCTGGGTTTGTCATTTGATTTTGAAAATAACTATAATCCGGTTCAGAAGTAGCTGTAATTTGTCCTTCTTCTGGCGCAGGCTCTGGCTCTGGGTCAGTTATATCTATGTTCCCTGCAGCAAACCATTCAACTAATAGTGCTGTAAACTGTTTAGCCGTTAAACTTCCTTGAACTGGTTTAGGGTCGTTTTTTTGTAAATCTTTAGCAACTGCCCAAGCTTTAAGTTCTTTATCATAAGCACCTGTAGGAAAATTAGAATCGTTAAAATTGCTTTCTACAGGCGGCTGACTATTTTTAACATACTCAGCTGTTACGTAATCTTCAAGAGTTATAGGCGTTTCAGGCACTGTAGGCTCAGGAGCTTCTATCTCTGGCTCTGGCTCTTCTTCTGGTCTAGAATCTAACCAAGCTTGAAATACAGCATCTCTTTGACTTTCAGGATAAATGTTTAAATTAGGTTCGGGACTAGACGCATCAAATGTAGGCATTACAAAAGTTGCTTCTAACCAATCACTATATATTTTATCAAATTTTTCTGCAGGATAATCCGATATAGAAGGCTCAGGACTGCTTGCATCGAATACTGGGTCAGCCGTAGCTTCTAACCAAGCCTCATAAACTTCATTGAATTTTCCTTCAGGATAGTCGCTTACTACCGGCTCAGGACTTAACTGATTAAAAGTTGGAACTACAAACGAAGCTTTAGCTATTGTATAAGCATCATATACTGCTTGCCTAACTGCTTCTGGATAATCAGTAAGAATTGGCTCATCACTGAAAGCATCAAACGTAGGCATTTCAAATGTAGCGACCTGCCAAGCTTCAAATACTGCGTCTCGTTTATCTTCTGGAAAATCACTAAGGTTTGGCTCAGGACTATCTGCCGTAAACTCAGGTATTTCATATAAAGCTTCATACGTTTCTGGATTATTCTCAAGTAAATCCTCATTAAAAAGATTTAAAGCTGCAGGCGTAGCATTTATAATTAAATACTGTCTTCTTAGTTTAGCTTCTGCTAATGACGGACTAGGAAGATGATACTCTCCATCATACCCTTGTCTAATACTTTCATCTAAATGTTTAGGCGTTGGGGGTTCATCATCTGGAAATAAAGTAGTATATATTAAATGCTGACCGTTAAGAAGTAAAGAATCTTTAAAATCTTCCATGTCCTTCGGCATGTTTGACAAATTTATAGCTTGTAATATTTTTTTAGCGTCTCCTAAAGTAGCATTAGACTTTATAGGGGCGCTTACATTTAAACCTTCAGTTACTCTTTTGTCTCGTTCTAAACTATATCGTTCATCATTTTCGAGAATGTCTGGTGCATTGTCAACTACTTTTGGTTTTTTATAATCGTCTATATAAGGAGCAAGACGATTTGTTATTTCTGTAAGTTGAGTTTCGACATTTAAATTTTTAAAAGGACTACTTTCAGCAACCGTTTTATTTAAAAGGTTCGGTGTTTTTATGTTAAAAGCGTAACGCAACAACAATAAACCGTCTGTTAAAGCGTCAAGATTTCCATCACCATCAACATCAAAAATTTCAAATAATTTTGAATCATTGTTTTTACTTAGTTTTAAAATATAATTTAATCGTTGATTTATTTCTTCAGGGCTTTTTGTAGCTTTTTCACCTATTGTGTCTTTAGTAAGCGCTTCATTTGTTAATCCAAACATTGCTCGAAGAACTAATAATCCATCAGTAAGCGCATTTACTACGCCATCTCTATCTATATCGAAAGGACTGTAAGTTTCATCGGCATCTTCATAAATAGGGCTTACCGGAACAATTTGGTTTTCTTGTAAAACGTAGGAGCTTTCAGGGTATTTTTCTTTTATCTTTTCTTCAAACGGTTCTATTGCCTCCCCACTTTCTTTAATATAAAGAGCCCTTTCTAAAATTTGCTCTTGGTCAACTGGCAATTTTATTTCTTCAAGAGGAAGGTATTTTGCATCAATATTTCGTACAACATCTTCAGGATAATCTTCTCCAAACACTGTTGCATATTCTAATGCAAAACTTTCAACTGTTTCTGGATAAACTGCTTCAGGAAAAGCTTCTAAAAACTCAATTCGTTTTTTAGTAATTTCCGGATAAGGATAGTCATAATTTTCAAAATAATTTCCAACTCCGTTTACAGTAAATGGATTACCTTTTGAATCGGTAACGCCATCAGCAGTAAGCATTTCTACAAAGCTTCTTATATTATACTTATATGCAAAGTCTAAAAATTCTTTATATTGTTCATTATCATCAGGAAAATTTTCTAAAATGTAGTTTCGTTTTCTTTTTAAATAGTAATTATCAATAGAATCAACAGTAGGATTATTTTCAGCAAACTCTGAAATGTCTCTAAAGTCATATAAAATTTCATTCTTTTCTGGATACCATTCTTTCCACACATTGATATCATAATCGTAAACTTCTTTTTCTGGAAAGCCGAAATTAGCACCTCTAGCTTTTTCATAGTCTTCTTTATTAGGCTCGATAGCATTAGTTTCAACCCAATCTAAATAACTAATTCCAGTTTCTCTAACACTTGGTCTAAAATAGTTGTAAAACATATCGGGAAGATTTTCTTCAGCCCATCCCGGAATATATGCTTCTAATGCAATTATAGCATCGTCTTCGTTTTCTAGTTCCATTTGAAGGCGAGATTGAGAATCTTCGTACCCGTCTTTAACAGTGCCGTCAGAATTATAATAAATAGTCTGGTGAACACGAACTTCTGAAATTAAATCAAATATTTTATTTATGTCTTCTGTAGTCGGCTCTTCAAAACCTAATGTTCTTAAATTATTAAGATAGTTTCCAACAAGATAAGAAGCCTGTTCATAACTACTTATGCTTTTGGACCAATCATGTTTATTTCTTAAACCTAAACCGGGACTACCGTCTTTATAAGTAAACCTTTTTAAATGGTTTTCATCACGAGCAAATTTAAGATTATTAAATATTTCAGGGTCATTTACTTCTAAATAATCTTTATATTCATTTATTTTATTTAACTCTTCAGTAGTTAAATTATTTATATTATTAGCTTCGCCAACTAAAAATTCAAATCTTTTACGAGCGTCTTCTAGACTAGGATAAATAGGTCTAAAACTTCCGTCAAAACGCTGACCTGAAATTAAAGTAAGTCTATTATAACCAATTCTTTGCTGTAAACCTGCATCAGTTTCCTGTGTTTTAAATCTTTCATGTTTTTCTATATAAGCGTTAAACCCAGCAATTTCTTCTTCACTTAACCCATCAAAAGATATTTGAAGAACATCCTCTTTTCTTTCACGCTCAGCTGTTTCAGTGTCTATTTCAAATTGTTCTTTTCCATACCACTCTGATAAAAGTCCATTATAACTAATAGCATGTTGTATGTTAGTTTGATTATCCTGTAAACCTAAATCAAACTTTTTAACAACATGATATTCCCAACGACCCAAAGCACGTTTATATAGTGCATCAGTAGAATAAAGCTCTGGCACAGGTTTAGGCATGCTCATTGAAAAGCCGCCATCTTCAGGAACAAAATCATAAAAAGGACTTTTAGTATAGTCGCCATCACTAAAGTCCATACTTAAATGCAAAGCTACGGCAGATACAGTTACATCATCCGATTTATTATATGCTTTAATATTGTTATTATAGCCAAAAGTTTCTATATAATCAAGAGCTTCTCTTATTTTTTTTGCTTCTTCAAGTTGGTCTTGTTCAGATAAATCTACATACGGATTAAAATTAGGCTCTTTAATTGTTAAGGGTATGTCTCTAAAATCTCTTAAAATAAAATTTCCGTTGTAAAATTCTTCCCTTAGATTAAAATTAGGCGCACTATATTTACCTGAATAAGGATAAAACTTTTCGGCACTTAAAGAGTTAGCAGCTTTATCTTGAAGATTCCATTCGTATCTAGCGTTAGAATCAGCATATTCATCTTTAAGTTCCCTTAAAGCTAAAGGGTCATTAGGATTTTTATAAAATACAGGGTCTACTATGAGTTTAATATATCTATTATTAGCTAAGTAATAATCTGAAAGAGAAGCATAAAATTGTCTTTCAGGTCTAGGAGAATTAACTGAAAAAATTAAATTTCCATAAAATGGACTTTTACTATAGTTACCGTCACTAAAATCTAAAACTTTATGTAAAGCAAGAGCTTTCATAGTCCAACGGTCTATTGCTTCTTGGTCTGTTGAGGTTTTTAAATCGTAGTGTATGTTTCTTGCAAGCTCTACTTGATGGTTTTTTTCGTCTTCTGAAAAACTTACAAAAGGATTATTTTGTTCTTCTAAACTATCTATAGTTACTTCAAAAATATTTAAATAATTATAAATGCTTTGATTCGTGGCTACAAGTGAAGCTAACTCTGCATCTAGCTCATCTATTCTATTGTCATTATTTAAATCGTATCTATTTAGTTTTTCTTTTTGAGTTAAATTTAATTGTAAGGGTCTAGCTAATATAATATTATTTACTTGCTCTGCAGCTTCTTCAGGAGATATATTTAAACGCTTAATAGCTTCAGCATGGGTTTCATAATTATTTAAATATTCAAAACTTGTAGTTACTTTAGGTCTTGTAGCGTCACTTACCATAGCGGTTACATCGGAAGAAGTAACCTGTCCATTTCCAGTATAATCGTATCTGTGTAAAAACTCGTCTAAACTTAAACCTGTAATATCTAACTGGTTTTGTATGTCGAAAGCAGTTAATTCGAGAACTTCTTTAATATAAACATTAGCATCTTCTCGGGATAATTGTCCTCCTGCTGCATCCCTTTCTCTAACCATAAAATCTGCAAATCTTTCACCATTTGCATAATCATCAGGAGTAAAATTAGAAATCCAAATTTCGCCATCAATAAGCAATTCTGGAAAAGCTTCTTTATATAATTCAGGATTATTCTTTTTTAAATCTTCTTGATATTCAAATACTGATGAATGATAACGATTGCCGTTTTGATTAACTAAAAATTCTTTTCGTTTTCTAATAAGAGGAACAGTAACTTCAGTTATTGCCGGAGTCCGTTCATTATATTTTTCAGGAGAAATAGAGCCGTCATAAGCTAGTTCAGCTTGATTTTGCTCCCAAGCTGCTAAACGTGGGTCATAATTTAAAGCAGCAAGTTCTTCTGCTGCTTTTGAATTTTCTATCAGTCTCCTAGTCTCATAATCTAAATTAACAGGAAGACCGTCATCACCATACTCAACTTTTGGTGTTATTACAGTGTCTTCGTCATATTCTAAATCTGGTCTAAACGCAGAACCCAAACCACCATGACCAGTAGACTGCATTCTTGTTGAGCGTTGTTGGGTAGCTAAAAAACTTTCAGGGCTTTCTTGTATTACTGGCTCTTCTGGTTTTTCTACAGGTGCAGGAGCAACTAGCTCTTCAGTAGGAGCTAGTAAGTTAGGTTGTTGTTCAGGCTCAGCAGGAGTCTGTAAAAGACTTTCTTCTTGCTCAACTACTTCTGGAGTAATTGGAACTACAGGAGATAGTAAACCGCCTGTATTATATTTTTTTCTTTGAGACTTTTCAGTCTTACTCATTAATTAGTCTTCCTTTTTGTGAACTAATTCTTGAATTGTTTTTGACTCATATATGCGTATGCCTAACCATACAATAGTAAATAACGAAGCAGTTGGCGGCAACCAAGCTGCTAATGCTAATATGCCTGTTGAAGCTGCTGCTATGTCTACTACTTCCTTACCTTCTTGTACAGTCATGTTAGTCTCCTTATAGTGCTGCAATTATAAATGCTAAAAGCTCTGGATAACGAACGCCTAGTCTAGTTTTTTCTGTTGCGCCTGAAGGAGCGTCTTGTGTATATGTTTCGCCTTCGTGTTCCCACCAAGTAGTGCTAATAAACATAGCATAATTACCTGCATCTAAACTTTCAGCAGCAAACGCAGCTTGCAAGTCTTGTGCTATAATGCCAAAGTGTATACGAGCATCATCACCCTTTTCTGTAACTGCATCAATCCATTTAAACTTACGTAGTAAACCTTTAGCTGCTACAGCTACTCTACGTTCTGCATCAGATAGTTCTGCAATGTCTTGTTTTTCATTACGGTCAGAAGTTTGGATAGTTCCGTTAGTTGCGTATACGTCATCAAAACGATTAGACGAAGCCCCTAAATCTACAGCGTTATCTTGGAAATCTCCAATCTCATCACAAGGTTGAACAATGTGAGTAGAAAACTGTGAAGTTGCTAATAAACCACAACCTGCTCCGGCAAAAAACGTACCGCTACCATATTGAACTTCTGTATATCCTACACTACCTCTATGGTTAGAGCCTGCAATCATGCTAAGCATGCGACCATCTTGAGAAGTGCCTGAGTTGCTGTTAGTAATTGTAACTATTGCATTTTCTTCTTGGCTTTTACCATCAGTAAAAGTTATAGGTGTAGACAGTTGAGAACCTGTAATACTTCCAGTTAGCTTGTCAGGTGTAATTGTTGTATTAGCTATCTTAGCTCCGGTAACTGCAGAGTCAGCTATTTTTGCTGTAGTTACATTTGCATCAGTTATTGCTGCAGTTAGGACACAGTTAGAATCAAGATTGCCAGAACCGATTGTATTAGCGGCTATCTTAGCCCCAGTAACTGCTTGAGTTCCTAACCTATCAGTGTTTACTGCCCCATCTGCTATTTTTGCAGTTGTAACAGCGTCATCAGCTAATCTTGATTCCGTTACAGCACCGGCAGCTATCTGTACGCCTGCTATAGTCCCTGTTAAACTTCCTGCAGGGTAGTTAGTTGCGTCACTTAGATTAAACGCAGGAGTAGCGTCAGAACCACCAAGAGCTAATGAAATACCACCAAAAGATACTGTAGAGTTAGATAGCTTATCATTTGCTATGCTGCCTGCTAGCTGTGCATTAGTAATAGTGCCACTAAGACTCGAAGTAGGATAGTTTGTTGCATCGCTTAGGTCGAATGCCGGAGTAGCGTCAACACCACCTACAGCTAACTGTATTCCACCATATGATACTGTTTGAGCATCTACGTATGCTTTAATAGACTGCTGAGTTGCTAAGCCGTCAGCATCATCAGAAGCCATGTTATCTTCGTCTCTGACAGTGTTTACAGCTGTGCCACTTATATCTAAAGTAGTTCCATAAATCGTTTTAAATCGCTTGCTGCTAGTTCCTAAGTCAATATCGTTAGTAGTTTCAGGAGCTAGCACACCGTCTACAATATTTAACTGTTCAACAGCTGCACCGCCTACTTCAATAAAAAATTTAATTTCATTAGACTCGATAACTACTTTGTTTAAAAAATCTTGGTCGCCTATCTTAAATATATTTCCGCCTTGACCTGCTGTACCGTCATGTCTATGACCTGTGGTGCTTGTTGAAGCGTATGTAAACGCATTTAGAATTGCATTAAACTCGTTGTTAAATAACGCAGCACTAATAATATTTCCGTCATGTAAGGTGCTTTGTCTTGATGAATATGCTGACATTTATTTATCTCCTGCCTGTTGGGACATAGTTTATGTATATACCGTTAATTGTATAAGGTGTAAGTGCGTCTTCGCTTGTAAGTCTAAACGCTGCTGAGTAACAGCTTCCTTGTAGTGTTATTCTTAATAGAGGGTTATCTGCAGCACCGAATACAGAAGATGCAAACGCTGCTGAATCAAAGTTAGAGGCTGCGTAAACTTCTGGTAAAAGCTCTTCTGGGGGCTGTTGTACTGTAGTATCTTCGAAATCAAATAAAGTTGTTAGTACAGGCTGTGAATTACCTGTAGAAAATTTATCAGGTGTAACTGATAGCTTAGCGTAATATAAAGTTTTTCTAGTTCCTAAATCTCCAAAATCTAAATAAGGAGTTTGATACTTAGCTACTACATTAAATGTTGAGCCTCCTGTAGTAAAAGTATTTCCGATATCGTGGTTGTATACGTAGCCATCATTGTCACCGTGAATTAGTTTTTCTATGCCGTCATACCCAAAACCACTAGCAGTTGCTACGCCTTCGATACCTTTTATTTCAGACCATTCAAAACCTTGACCTGTAAATGTTCCTATAATCCCCCTTGATTCTTCAACGCCTTTACTAGAGTCATTGTAAAACAACCTATACTGAGACTTAGAGCGTAGTACCAAGCTTGAAATAGTTAAACTGTTTATGTTTTTAGAAATATCATCTGATACAATTCTTTGTATGTTTCTGCTTACAGATGATAGTTCAACATCTCCTAGTCTTGCTGTTCCTGCTACAGTACGAATACCGTCAGGACTTAGAAATACTAAATCACCTCCTATTTCTTGTATGCTAAATTGGTCTAAACAACCTACATTTTTAGTCACTGGAACTATTGCAATGCTGTTTGCATCATTTATATTTACAAGTTTGTGTATACTATTTTGACAAAAAATAATGCAATCATTACGGAAGCTACGTAATCCTATAATTCTATCAGGTACAGCAATAGCGCCTGAGCCTGCCCCTGTAAAAGAAGTAGGGTCATTTACTGCGCTATAGTAAAGTGTGTTGGGATTTTCAGCTGTGCCGCCAACCACTAAATGATTTTCGTGGACTGCACAAGCTGTAGGACATTCTGAACCGTTGACAGTTATTTCTTCTGCAAAAAAAGTACGTGTGTTTAAATCGCCTGTTCCTGTCATTTTAAAACGAAAAGGTTTGTTGTTAGGGTCGCACATTATTAACTGACCGTAACCATCATTTCCTTCATAGATTACAGAAGATACCCGACCTTGAGAAGTTCTTGCGTCTTCTGAACGACTATTAAAAGTTGAGTAGTTATCTCCGCTTGAGGCTACGCTAGCTTGATTTATTTTAATCCAGTCGTCTGTAGTCGAGCCAAAGTATATGCTTGTTCCTGTAGCTGCTACAACACCGTCTGCATATACAGATAATCCAAGTATAGGAGTAGTAGAATTTCCGGGCTTAGATGCTCGAAAGTTTGAGTATCCGCTTATGCGTCTATA